ATCTTCGTGTTTTATGGGTTGACAATCTCTTCGAGATCTGCTATAATATAAATATGATAGTTCGTTCGTACTAATCTCTTCGAGATCTTCGTGTTGACAAACTGTTCGAGATCTGCTATAATCATTATAACATCAGCAAATCTGTTCGAGATCCAATGGAACATGAAGACACATATTTTGATCGAGATTTAATCGAGAATCATTCATCATCATATCGAGATTCATTATATGATGAAGACGAGTATGGACGCAATGATGTTACATACGAATCACTCGCATATAAGCATTACGCATAATATTATAGCACACACGCATGTATAATGCAAGCACATGTGTGCCAGTATATAAAGTGGCATAGTGACAGTTGACAAACTGTCCACCATGTCGCTCTTTTTTATATTATAGCACACCCTTATGCTTAAAGTCAATAGACCTTGTGACACTTTATGAACTGGCACAAGGCGACTTGACAAATGAGATTTTTGTGGTATAATATAATTGTTACAGAATATTACTAATATTATTTTATGGCAGGGGCGGTGGCGAAGATTTGTTCAGTAGAGCGACCCTGCTCCCGTCTTTGCTTGTTACACATATTATAAACCATTTGAAACCTAAAACAACGCTCCTTGTGCCACTTTTTTAACTGTCACATTGCTTATGGTCATGTCTGGAAAAATGGGCAATAATGGGACATCAGCAATTTTCCCCATGTATTCACAACATAAGCAAATTGACCAAAACATGATTGACGCTGTTTTTGGCGGTTATGATTGGTCAGAGGGTACAACATCAGTTGTTATGGAAGGTCAGAACGCAAAAGTTTATTATCATAATAACTTAATTGCGGTAAAGTTTCCTACTCATATAACACTCTTTGACGGTAGGCAAACGATTAGCGGAGACTACAACACCAAAGGCATTAATACAAGAGGAGTAGAATTAGATAATTTTGACGGTTTCTATACTACCACAACAAAAAGGAAGTTGAACGCATTACTTGACTGCTTTGGTAACTCAGGACAAAAAGTTTACCAACATAATTGGAAGTGGTTCGTTCAACTTACTGAAGATGCAAAGAATAGAATACCTTTTTATTCTGGCATCGCTTTAGGATATTAAAAGAATGTTAAGGATAATAGAAAACGATCTATTATCCTTTATAATAAAAATGTTGAGAGGGATAACATGGCGAGTGCCTGAATGGTCAGAGCGTAAACCCTCTCAACAACACATAAGGGGCAAGGCGATCCGATAGGATTTAATCTCAGACTGCCAAACTGAGTTGCCCCTTTTATAAACCTTTACCAGTTCCCCAAAATGAACCCAGAAGACTACACACCAGATTTTGACTACTCAGGAGACTACAAAGAACCCGACAATATGGAGTCGGGTTACTATGAGCAAATAGACCCTGAAACTCAAAAAATGATTAACAGGTGCTAAAATGGATCGTTACAACTATTCTTTTACCTGTGATGAGGATCAAGCATTGTTAGATATGTTTAATTTCTTTGATGACGTTGGAATCCCTGACCACATGGATCAGGAGGCATACGACTCATTACAGCAAAAGTTCTTCGCTAATGTTCCAGCATGACTACTCCAAAAGAGACAACACCACCTCCAACACCTACACGTTGGAGACATGACAAAAATTACGTCTACCTCTAAGGTAGGCGTTTTTTTTTATACAACCTCAATTATTTTAGGGTCTACCTTCAGTCTAAAGCATAATTAAAAATATGTCTATGTACATTTTATACAATGTTGAAATGAATATATTTGAATGAATTGCTTGACAGGTCTATTAATTCATGGCATCATATTAATAGTTAAACAACTAATTCCCCAAATGAAAAACTTTCCTACAGCGAACCAAATCCACAAAGCGATTGAAAGAAGGGTACATACACCTTCTAAGGGTTTGACTCTCACAGAGATCATAAGGGAGACACATCCATCTTATGATTATATCAAGTATGGCAAGCAGGGACATAGAGCGTTGATCCTTGAAGCACTTGTTAAAACTGGTAAAGTAACCGCAGTTCCACAGGGAGGCAACAAAGGGTTTCTTTACATTTCTAACAGACTTACAAAGCGTGAGAGAATCCAATCTCTTTACAACAGGTTTTTTAGATAAACCTGAATAACGTCTACCTTTCGGTAGACGTTTTTTTCTTATACCCTTTTTTTATAAAAGGGCAGGGGGAGTGTCGAAGATTTTTGTCTTCGGTGATACCCCTCACCTCTTTGTTTTGTTATTCTTATTATAATCCTACCAACACCGAAATCTACCGATCTTGTGCCACTTTATGAACTGGCACATTGTGAACGCAATACCCATAAAAATACCCTTATAATAGATTCAGTTAAACAAACAACTTTAAATGGATTTTCCTAAGTCAACAGCAGTTTCATCGGTTAACTGGTCTGACCTATCCAATGAGGTTACAGTCGCATTTCGCAATGCTAAAGACGACAGCACACGGTCTTACACATATAAGACTTCTAACCTTGACAACTTTACAGCACAGTTAAGAGAAACTGAGTCAGTTGGTCGCTTTATTAACAAATGTTTCAAAGATGAGACATTGACCCAGATTGAGGCATAATAGAAAGTAAGGGAAGGAAACCTCACACACTTCCCTTTTTTCTCAAATGTTAATTAAAGGTCAAGGGTATCTTTGTTCCCCTAATATGGAATCATTCGCTAAACGTATGATTGCACTTGATGAGCAAAGAGAACAACAGCGTTGCAACCGTCCTTCTCACGGTTGGGGAGTCGGACAGTCGGACGACTTGCAACGGATTTTAAATGATGAGTATTAATTTACTCATCATTTTTTTATGTGTGCCACTTGATAAACTGGCACAAGGTAAATAGATTTCCTCCTATTATCCTTTATTATTAAATCAGTTCAAACAATTCCCCAAATGAACCACCAAGCAACAGCACAAAAATTGTATGATCAAGTCAAAGAATCATACTATTTCGATAAGAAGTTTCCAGGAAAGCGTGAGCAAATCGGTCATCAGTTGTTTCTTTTAAATTTCGCTCCTGATGATTTCATGAAAGATCCTGAGAGCGTATACGATTGGAGACGTAGAAAAATTCATCAAGCAATCGCTAAGGCATCGGACGACCTTACAGAAGGACTCTACACACGGGAGGACGTTGTAGAATGGTGTGATGATTGGTCAGACTTTAGTTTTATTGAATTAGCAGATAAGGAAGACTATGACATCATAGCAGAAGAAGAAGGAGAAGAAGAAACCAGAGAATTTGCCTGTCATTATGGAGTCGAGGCAGTCACAGAGATGACCGAACGCCTTGCAGGTATTGGTCAGACAATGGAAGAATTTGCCGAAGAGATGACTCGTGACGCTTATTATGAAGTGTTTAAAACTATGCCGTCATGGTTTCAAAACTGCCTTGATCGCTCTAACTTCTGGGAACAAGTAGCGGATATCTATGAGGACGACTACACCCTGTTAGATAGTGGCAGAATATATGCCGACAACTATTAGTCGTTCGTTAGGCATACGTCTCATAAAAGTAGACGTATGCCAGTTGGTGAGGTGGCACAGTGGGTTCGTGATATGCCAGTTGCCCGTCCGTCCCCCCGTCCCCGTTCGCCCCCGTTTAAAAACGACTAACTACCCTAACCTACAAAGTGTTACGGAAGCGAGAACAATATTCCATCCAACTTCAAATTTTTTTTCGCTGTTAAAAAACGCCCACAGGGTCGCACTTGCAAAAGATTCGCAATTGATATATAATGGAAAAATAGAATAATACAGAATGCTAAAAAATAACCCTGAAGATATACGCCCCATAGAAGTCGATACAGTATCTGGAGAGTATTTTGTACGAATACCTGAATGGGTAGTAAATGATCAAGGATGGTTTGAAGATACCGAAGTAAATTTTAAAACTGATGGTGATGAACTTATTATTACAGAAAATGCCTAATACTTACCACATATACTTAAGAGGAGAAGTACTTTTTAAAGATTTAGATCAAAATGAATTTGATCTTATATGGGGTAGATTATATCATTCATATTATAAAGACGAACTAAGTTTTGAATCAATCGTGTTTGATAGTAGTATAATGGCAGATGCCTCTTATTAATGAAATATGAATTTGTAGATTATCCAGAATATTTTATTTTTGATGATTGGTATAATAAAGAAGAATTGAGAGTTATATGGGAAGATCTTGATGATGTATACTATAATAATAAATTACTTACTGCTAATGAAACAAGTGGTGCTATAAGGGATGGTAAGTTTTTAGTTAACTGTAAAAGAACACATATATTACCACCAAGAATAACTGATATATCAAAACAATGTTTTCCTCATCTATCATGGATGTTTAGTAAAATAGCAAGAGAAAGTTGGTTTTGGTCTAATGTTATGCATAATGTCCGTAATGATGATATAATGTTATCATACTATGAGAATGAAGATTACTATGATTCTCATACTGATGGTGCAGAGGTTACGATGCTTACATGGTTTTTTAAAGAACCAAAGAAGTTTACAGGTGGTGATCTAACATTAACTGACTTCAATCAAACTATAGAGTGTATGAATAATAGATTAGTTGTTATACCAAGTTGTTTAAAACATGAAGTATCTCCTATACATATGGAAGAAGAATATCGTAATCAACATTATGGTAGATACTGTTTAACTAATTTTTTAATAAAATGAAAGTAATTGATGATTTTTTACCTGCTGATTATTTTGAAGCAATAAAGACTTATATAATGGATATTCGTAATACTTGGCAGTTTTCACCAGGTGTTGCATACGTTAAAAAAGATGATCAAGGTATATACAATAATGATTTAACGGATTTTTATTTTATACATGATGTATATCATAATCTACAAATACATGATCCACAATTATTTCAAATGATGGGAGTAATGTTGAATGAGTATTGTAAAGCAGTATCCTTAATTAGGTCAAGATGTATCATGTATACTAATGTAGGTAAAATGATTCATCATGATCCACATACTGATATGCCGTATACAAATAAAGCATTAATTTTGTATATTAATACTTGTGATGGTGGTACAGAGTTTCCAGATGGTACTAAGGTTGAAAGTATAGAAAATAGAGCATTAATCTTTGATGGTTCTGAAAGTCATAATAGTACAACAACTACAAATCAAAAGAGAAGGGTTATATTATCTTGTAATTATATTGATGGTGAAGTTATTGCAAATAAAGGTAGGTATGGGCAAGAAACATTTCCACCACCAGTAGAAGAGCATATTGACGCATCAACACAATGGTAGTATAATAACAAATAAAACAGAATCCGATGTCAAAGAAAAGTAATAAGTATTGTGGTCCTATAAAAGGTTCAGAAAGAAAAATTAAAAGAATAGAACCTAAGTTTGGTGGAGATACTGGAATAACACCAACATATGTTACTAATAATGAAAGGATTCAAGATGATATTAGAAGCAAGGCTAATATACGTGGACCTGGTGAAGAAGATAAAAAACCAGTATTGGAAGACTTTATAACTGTTACTGCACCAGAAGAACCAGTATGGACTCCCGATACTCAGCAACCTCAACAAGCAGAAGAGAATTTTATAAGAACTTATGATAATGCTCTACCTGAACACTTAGTTAATTTCTTATTGGATCTTGGGGGTAAGCAACAAGTATTAGAACCAAGGCAAAGAAATAATGCTGCTGGTCTTCATCTTACAGATACAGCAATACCTATTGAACCTTTTCATACTGATATTGGTAAAGATATAGGAGCGGCTTTGCTCGAATCATGTTTTGAACCATATGTAAATGATTTCCCATGTTTACAGAATATGCAATGGATGAGTAGTGTAACTTCTCTCCAAAGAACATTACCAACTCAAGGTTATCATTCGTTTCATAATGAAAACATAGCATGGGATCATAATCTTAGAGTTATGGCATGGTCGGTTTACTTAAATGATGTCGAAGAAGGTGGTGAGACTGAGTTTTTATATCAGAAATTAAGAATTAAACCAAAAAGAAATATGGGTGTTGTATGGCCTTCTTCATATACACATCTCCACCGTGGTAATCCTCCATTATCAGGTGTAAAGTATATTATTACTGGTTGGTTGTCACCTGCAGTTGGTATAAAAGTATGGACACCAGAAAATAAGAATACCTTTGCAAGAATGGATGGTTAACCGAATACACTAAAAACTATTGACAATTGCTATATAATCGAGTATGATATATTCGTAATTACAATAGATTATGGCGAAAGGATTTACCGTAAAGGCAAAGTCTCCGATGGTCAATAAAGCACCAGAGTGGGACTTCGAGAAAGCAAAAGAAATGGTAAAAGGTAAAACAGTAGTATTTTGTTTGCCTGGTAGGACTGTTTCATATACATTTTTAAAAGCATTTGTACAGCTATGCTTCGATCTGGTACAGAGTGGAGCAAGTATCCAAATTTCTCAGGATTACTCATCAATGGTCAACTTTGCACGATGCAAGTGCTTAGGTGCTAATGTACTTCGTGGACCTGATCAGATTCCTTGGGATGGTCAACTCCAATATGACTACCAATTATGGATCGATAGCGATATTGTATTCAATTCAGAGAAATTCTGGCAAGTAGTCCTTATGGATAAGGAAATTGCTGGTGGTTGGTATTGCACAGAGGACGGCAAAACCACCTCGGTTGCACACTGGTTAGAAGAAGATGACTTCAGAACTAATGGTGGAGTAATGAACCACGAAACCCTCGAAAGCATCTCGAAAAGAAAGAAACCATTTACCGTTGATTATACTGGATTTGGCTGGTTGTTAATCAAAAAAGGTGTTTGGGAACATGAAGAGATGAAATATCCTTGGTTTGCTCCTAAAATGCAGGTATTTGAGTCTGGTGAGGTTCAAGATATGTGTGGAGAAGACGTTTCTTTCTGTTTAGATGCAAAAGAAGCAGGTTTTGAGATCTGGTGCGATCCAAGAATACGTGTAGGACACGAAAAAACAAGGACTATTTAAATGGAAGTCTATAATGTGTTCATCAATGGTGAATTAACACATGAAAAAGTGTCTGAAAAGGAACTTTTTGACTTAATGGAAGATTATGCAAGGGAATACTACTTCAATTCGGAAGAAGAAGGAGTAGTAGACCCAAAATCTATCAAAGTAGAACCACAAGAACTTTAAATTTTAATCATGGCAGTAAAAACTAAATCAGGAGCATGGGGAACTTCGGTTTTCGTAGAGACAATACCCAAAAAAACCTATCAAGGTAGGGGAAAACATACAAAATACTCCGCAACTTCTCGAAATAAAGCAAAAAAGAGGTATAGAGGTCAAGGAAAATAAGAAAATTCGCCCGAAAGGGCGTTTTTTTATGCATAGATATAAAATATTAAATTTCTTGCATAAATAAACAAAGAAAAAAGTATTAAGATTCATTTAATGGCAGGTACTCGTGTATCAAGAGGGTTTAAAGACATAAGTTTTTCTTTTGCACCTCATCCAATAACAAAAGATTTGCCAGTATTGACCAATGAACGTGCTATTGTGAGGTCAGTAAGAAATTTAGTGGAAACTATTCCTACTGAACGCTTTTTTAACCCATTAATAGGTTCAAGTGTACGTGCAAGTTTATTTGAAAATATGAGTCCTACATTAGTTGCTGTTATTGAAGATCAAATTATACAAACAGTAAATAACTTTGAACCAAGAGTTGATAATATTCACGTTAATGTTGATGGACGACCTGAACGTAATGCTCTTAATGTCACTGTATTCTTTGATGTTGTAGGATTATCAGTACCAACACAATCATTTAATTTCCTGTTAGAATCAACCAGATAATAATATGCCATTTACACAGTTTACTAGTTTAGATTTTGATGAAATCAAAGCCCAGATAAGGGATTATCTTCGCACCAATTCAAATTTTTCTGATTTTGATTTTGAAGGATCTAACTTCTCCATTTTAATTGATACTTTAGCGTATAATACTTACATTAATGCCTTTAATGCAAACTTAGTAGCAAATGAATCATTCTTAGATTCTGCATCTATTAGGGAAAATGTAGTATCTTTAGCACGTAATATTGGTTATATACCACGCTCTAAAACCGCTTCAAAGGCGATGGTTACCTTCACGGTAGAGTATGAGGGGGAAGACGTAACTTCAAGCACTCAGAAGTTGTCTAAACTGTATTTAAAACCAGGTTTGGTATGTGTTGGTGCTACAAATAACACTACATATAGATTTTCTATTACTGAACCAATACCTGGAACTTTAAAATACACTGGAAGAACCACTAATCCTGATGGATCTGGAAATAAAATATATGAAGCAGTTTTTGGTACACCTGTAGATCCTATAGAAGTATTTCAAGGTACTTTATCAGAATCAAGGTTTGTTGCTAAAGGATTAAAAGATCAAAGGTTTATATTAGATACTCCAAATATTGACAGTTCTACTATTACAACTTACGTTCAAATTGCTGCTAATTATGAAGCAACTATTGGATATGGTAAGATTGGTAGACAATGGAAAATGATTGATAATATTTTAAATCTTGATCCAACTTCGGAGATATTCTTTACTCAAGAAATCCAAGATGAAAGATATGAGTTATTATTTGGTGACAATATATTTGGTAGAAAATTGGATACAAATGATGTTGTAACCACCAGATATATTATTACTGATGGTGAATCTGGTAATGGTGCTGCTGTATTTGAATTCCAAGGAGTCTTTACAGATCAAGATCCAAATGAACCAGGATCTAAGACAGTTATACCATATGGTAATGTATCGATAAACACCGTTCAGAGTGCCTCAAACGGTTCTGAGATGGAAAACCTTTCATCTATTAAATACTACGGTCCAAGACTGTATTCGGCACAATACAGGGCGGTTACTCCAAGAGATTACGAAGCAATTATACAATCAATATATCCAAGAACGGAATCAATTGCTGTTGTTGGTGGAGAAGAATTAGATCCACCTCAATTTGGTAAAGTTCAGATTAGTATAAAACCTAAAAATGGAACTTATATTTCTGACTTTGATAAGATGCAAATTAAGAATAAATTAAAAAATTATTCTATTGCTGGAATAGATTCAAGTATTATTGATCTTAAAATATTATATGTTGAAATTGACTCATCAATTTATTATAATTCCTCACAAATTACTAGTTCAACTGATTTAAAATCAAAAATAACAGATTCTCTTGTTTCATATTCTAAAAACGTTGACATTAATAAATTTGGAGGTAGATTCAAATATAGTAAAGTCTTACAATTAATTGATAGAGTAGATGATGCTATTACCTCAAATATTACTAAAGTTAAAATTAGAAGAGATTTAAAAGTATTAACTAATCAATTTGCACAATATGAATTATGTTTTGGTAATAGATTTTATATTAATCCTGAAGGATTTAATATAAAGAGTACAGGATTTACAGTATCTGGAGAATCTTCAGTAGTATATTTGACCGATGTACCAAATAAAGATGCTAATGGTGCTTTAGATGGCAGTGGAAAAGGTACTTTAAGTATAATAACTAAAAATGAGAAGAATGAAAATAGAGTTGTAGTTAAATCTGTAGGAACAGTAGATTATGTTAAAGGTGAAATTCTTATTAATACTATTAATATAACATCAACTATTTCTTCAAATAATGTAATTGAAATTCAAGCATTCCCTGATTCAAATGATGTTGTTGGATTAAAGGATCTTTATCTTAGTTTTGACGTTACGAATAGTAAGATAAATACCATCAAAGACGTAATTGCATCTGGTGAAGATGTTTCAGGTGTTGTCTTCTCAAGAGATTATTACACATCAAGCTACTCAAATGGAGAATTGGAGAGGAAGTAAAGAATGGTTGTAGGTATTGATAGAAGAATAAAATTAAATGAGATAATAGAAAATCAACTTCCAAGTTTTTTGGTTGATGATTTTCCTATTGCAACAGACTTTTTTAAACAGTATTATCTGTCTCAGGAATTTCAAGGTGGTAGTATTGATTTAATCTCTAATTTTGATCAATATCTTAAAGTTGATAATTTAGTTCCTGAAGTTATATTTGGAAAAACAACTTTAACTTCTTCAGTTTCTTTATCAGATACAACTATTAATGTTTTATCTACAAAAGGATATCCAGATACATATGGATTATTAAAAATTGATGATGAAATAATAACATATACTGGAAAAACAGATACTACTTTTACTGGTTGTATTCGTGGTTTTAGTGGAGTAACTGGATATAATGTAGGAATTTCATCTTTTTTCAATAATATTAATAAAGATACATTAATATTTGAGAGTACAAAAGCAGATACTCATATTTCCGATGGTGTTGTTACTAATTTAAGTGTATTATTTCTACAGGAATTTTATAGAAAGTTAAAGAAGACATTCTTACCTGGATTAGAAGATAATGATTTTCATGAAAGTATTGATGTTGGTAATTTTATAAAACATGCAAGATCTTTCTATCAATCAAAAGGTATTCAGGAATCAATTAGAATTTTATTTAAACTTCTATATGGTGTTGATGCTACAATAGTAGATTTAGAAGATCGTTTAATTAAACCATCATCATCAGAATTTATTCGTAGAGAAGTAATTATTGCAGATTTATTAACTCTTGATCTTGATCCATCCAAATTAGTTGGGCAAACGATATACAAATCAACAGATCCTTTAACATATGCTTCAGTTTCTGAGGTTGAAATTCTTACAAGAGATAATAAACCTTATTATAAACTTTCATTATTTGTTGGATTTGATGATAGAGATTTAATAGAAGGAACATTTACAATTCCAGGTAAAACAAAATCTTTAGATCAAGTTCCTGTTGGATCTTCTATTATTTCGGTTGATTCTACTGTTGGGTTTGCCAAGTCTGGTATATTAATAAATGAGGGGACTAATGGTAGTAAAAATATAATTACATACACATCAAAAAGTATAAATCAATTCTTTGGTTGTAGTGGAGTTAATAATATTGTAGGAATATCATCTGATTTGAGATCTGATGAAGTAATTTATGGATATGCTGATGGTAATATAGAAGAAAAAGTTGAGTTAAGAATTACTGGTGTTTTATCAGATTTTAAAATTGTATCTGATGTTTCACTAATACAAGAAGATGAAAGAATATATGTTAAAAATGTTGGAGAATCTATAAAAAGTATATCAAAGTATCCATATACATTTATTGATACTGATGCAACATATAAGGAAATATTTGCAAACTCTTGGATTTATAATACAAAATCAAGATATCAAATTAATTCAATTAATGGAAGTACCTTTACTTTAGGAAGTTCTATTGATAAATCAAGTTTAAAATTAAATGATAATGTAGATGTTTTAAAAAGAAATAGCAACACTGTAGTAGCAAATGCAGTTGTTGATAGTATTGTTGATGAAAATTCTATCACTTTAGCTGGTAGTGGGTTGCCAAGTTCTTCCTCACCATTAACAACAGAATATGATATTAGAAGAAATATAAGAAAGGCATCAAGTAATGATATTGAATTAATTCATGGAAATAATAATATTATTTCTGATGTTTTAAACGTATATGTTGATGGTGACAAAGAAGGTTATGTTGCATCAAACTCTTTACCAAGTTATACTTTAAACAATATTAATATAAATTCTTCAACAATTCCTAATGGTTCGTATGAAATAATTGTAGAGAAGCACGAAGTTGACGGTACATATCATACAATTAAGATTGATAATCCTATTAAATTCTTAACTGGAGACTCTATAATTTATAGATCTCATGGAACAGATTTAGATGGATTGACCTCTGGTGAAAATTATTATGTTGAAGTTCTTTCATCAACAGAAACTGATGCTGAAATTAGATTATACCGATCAAGGGGACAAGTTGGAAATAAAACACAATCTATAGGATTAGGTACAGATTCAGTTGCTACAGGTCCTCATGAATTTATTTTATCAGACCATTATGATAAAACAACAGGATTTGGTAAAAAACTTGCACCTAATCAAATTTTAAGAAGATTTAGATTAGATCATGAACCAGTTAATAGTGGTGAAAATAATATACCTCTTAATAATGTTGGTGTATTAATTGATGGTGTTCAAATAAGATCACCAATTTCCAATAATTATGTTTATTATGGTCCATTAACATCTGTTGATACATTTAATAGTGGTGATGAATATGATATTATTAATCCACCAAGATTAACAATTGAATCTCCTGTTGGTAGTGGTTCTACAGCATATATTGAACCAATAGTTAGTGGATCTGTTAAGGAAGTTTTTGTTGATCCACATGATTTTGATATTGATAGAGTTGTTTCATTATCATTAACTGGTGGTAATGGATCTGGATGTAGATTAGAACCTATTGTTGGACAGAGATTTAGAGAATTAGATTTTGATAGTAGAGATGTATTTTTTGCAGGTGGAATATCAAAAGAAAATGAAACTATAACATTTAAAAAAGATCATTATTTAACTAATGGTGAGGCAATTTATTATAATAGTAATGGTAATGCTGAAATAGGTGTTGGTCCTGCATATGATGTTACTAATACACCTACTGGAACTTTATCTAATGGAGCACCATATAATGTTAGAGTTGTTAATTCAAAAACAATAACATTATATAAAAATTATAGTGATGCTATGAGTGGTATTAATACTATTGGTATTTCTACTGCAACTACTGCTAGTGGTATTCATAAGTTTAGAACAAATTCTAAGAATGTATTAAAATCAATTAAAGTTATTGAATCTGGTTCTGATTATCAATATAGAAAATTAAATGTAAATCCTTCAGGAATATCAACTACATTTGATAGTATAAACTTTACGAATCATGGATTTAATAATGGTGATATCGTTGAATATTCACCAACAGTTGGTATTGGAAGTACATATCCAAAAGCAATTGATGGTTTGACTGCCAATAATTCATATTATATTATGAAATTGGATAGCAATTCCTTTAGAATTGCAGATGGAAAGGATAATTATGATCGTGGTGATTATGTTGGTTTAGGATCTACTGGTACAGGATATCAGACATTTAAATATCCTGATATTAAAGTTCATATAGATGTTGCATATGCATCAACCATAACTGGTTCATATGAAAATATATTAACTCCAGTTGTTACTGGTAGTATTATTGATACTTATCTTTATGATAATGGAGTTGGATATGGATCAAGTATTCTTAATCTTGAGAAGAATCCAATTGTAACAATAGAGAATGGAAAAGGTGCTGAATTAAAACCATCTGTTGTTGATGGAAAAATAGTAGATGTCCAAGTATTAAATAAGGGATCAGAATATTATTCTTCACCAAAAATTGTTATAGAAACTACAGGAATTACAACAACTGGTGTGTTTGGAAATGGTGCTGTTATTAGACCTGTTATTAGTGATGGAAAGTTAATTGATGTAGTTATTGTTAATAGTGGTATTGGATATACTTCAGGTTCTGTTAATGTATATTCAGAATCAAGAGGACTTAATGCTTTATTTGAATCAAGAGTTAGAAGACTTACAGTAGATACGAAGAAGAAGGAAAGTGAATATTCTTTGAATTCTGAGGGATCTGATTCAGTATATTTGAGTTTAATAGGGTATAATCAAAATATATCGGATGCATTCGATGACGATGGAACTAAGCATTCTCCAATAATAGGATGGGCATATGATGGGAATCCAATATATGGACCTTATGGATATG